AATCTTTAATTATACATTTAATTTAGCTAATTATTTTTAATAAAAATTTAATAAAAATATAATAATAAAAAAAAAATAGGAGATGATCTCCTATTTTTAATTTCCTACTTTGATTTTTCAGGTAAAGCCCAATCGTATTCGAACTTAGCAGTTACTTGTCTCTTACCGTCATTTTCTTTATCAAATCCTTCAGTAGATAAACCACTAATCCATACACCATATAATGTCCAAGTTCTTACTTCTTCATAATCTTGAGTATAATGAGTTAATGTTGCAGTAAACTTATAATCTGACATACGTCCACCTTTTTGAGTGAATGGATTATAAGCTTTAAATAACCAAGCTTGTAGAATTTCATAAGTATGCATACCGATTACATCATCTACAACTAAGTCACCAGTTTGCCATTCAGGCTTACCTGCAAATTTTACAACTTCATTACCACGAGTGTATTGTAATGGAGAAATGTTGAAATCTGGTTCGAAGAACTTAACAACATGTAATTCTAAGTTATCTTCAGCAGTCATCCATGCATTCTCTGCAGTCGCCTTAGGAACATTATCTTTATCAGTATAAGTTGTTGTTGATTTAAAAATTCCATTTAAACCATTAATTCTTAATGTGAAAAATCCAGTATGAGCTGCTTCATTATTTCTATATTGGTCGTTAGCAATATGATGACCAGATAAAGCTTGAGGATAATTATGTTTGTAATTTGTATCAGCCATATTTGTCTACTCCTTCATATTATTCTAAGATTGTAGCAATTTCTTCAAGAGAATCCTCAAGAGAAATTGTAATCTCGAAATCTTCAACAGCTTCAATTGGAACTAATCTAATTACAGCACTCATTGTTCCTTTTTGAGCATTTTCAACTCTAACAATATCGTAATCAGCAATACCATCTGTACTAACCATAGTTTCAAGTATAGGAGTTACAGAACTCTTAAATGAATACCATAATGTATCACTATTAGGATTAAATGTTTTAGAAGTTAAAATTACATATAATTCTTTCTTTAATGTAGTAATTAATTGTCTTATATTTAAGTAGTGTTTAGCTGTTAAATCACCTGTATCGCCCTCCTGAAGTTTTTCAGCGGTTCTATTACCCCAAATATAATAATTACCTTTAATTAGTGCTACTAGATTACATGCACGAGATGGATTACCATCAGTTTTACGTCTTGGAGCAAGTTTATTAACTAATGATTCACCAATTTTTACTAATGGAGCATCAATTGTATATCTACAAATACCACGTCTGTATCCTGCTACAGCATACCATTCTTTATAATTATTTTCTAATGCATATTTAGCACAAGCTAAATAATATAATGACATTGGGAAAGTTTTGTTTTGGTAAATTTCATCTTCATCCATTTTAAGTTTTAAACTTGGTCCTAAGATTGTTGAATAAGTATCAGAATCAGTTAATGAATCTATATTTCCTTTAATTTTTTCAAATAAATCTGTTTGTGATTTTATATCTTTCATATATTTTGATTCATCAAGATCTAGTAAAGCAATACAATCATTTCTATTTTTAGCTAATTGTGCAATTTGATTATTAGCTGTAATATTATCTTTGCTTAATCCTGTAAGAATAAATCTAAAATCATAAATTGATTTATCTTCTAAATCTCTATAAAAGCTATAAGAATTTAAGTCAACTGGATCATTTAATACTTTATATAAAACTTGATATCCAAGTCCTAATAATTCATAAGCAATTTGATTTCCATAATGAGTTTCTTTATGTCCTTCTACACCATCTTGACCTTGGTTTGATAGAACCACATACTTAGTAACTCCAGGCTCATCTCCTTCCGGTCCATATTGAATTGGATCTGTTTCTTCTACTTTTGGAAGTTCTATTACAGGAACTATAGTATATGCATAATTTTCATCAACTAAGTGTCCAACCTTTTGAGACGCTGTTTTAGCAGTAAATGTTACCAAATAAGATTCATCATTTGTAATTCTTGCTTTAACTTCCTTAGAAAGCTTCTCCCAAGTTAAACCAACTAAAGTAGATTCACCTTCAACTGGATCGTCGTAATAATCGTCGTTTGCTTCATCTAATTCTGGAGCAACAGCTTCAGAAGCACCGACTGTCTTTGTAATTACTTTTCCAACTTTACTTACAAAATCGGATTGAGTATTAAACTCAAAAACGCCGGTCATATAATTAAAGTAATCGTCTTCAGTAAGCGCAGCTACCTTTACATCATCTACAAAGCCAGGAACTAAAACTGCAAAATTACTGTATTGTGCAGGAGTAGCTCTTGTGTAGTCTTTTTCATATATATTACGATATGGCATTTGTATCTCCTTAATAATATATTTATTCAAATAACTAAATCAATTAATTTAGCAAATGATTATTAATTTAATTTATTTCTTCAATCGAAATTATTCGTTTTATTTCTCGTTTTTCTTCTAATTCTTCTTCTGTGTCTTCTTCTACTTCGATATTTAAGTCTAAGAATTTTCCAATTTCAACACCATCAATAGTCCAATTAGCTCTAATAGGTATACTAAATAAACAAGCGTCTTGGATTTCTATTTTAATCACAAAACAAGTAAATTGTCCTGGGAATAGTCTTTGGCTCATATCACTAATATCAGACACAGTTGGAAGAACACGAATATTAGCAATATAATCTATATTTGTTTTTCTATATGGAATTTTTATACTAATTACTGGATTATTAATCAGTTTAAATAATAATGATCTAACATATTCACATCCACTATTATAAGATGCTGTAAATACATTTATTTGATACTCTAATTTAATTGGAATAACATTACTTACCATTGTACTATTTTCATCTTGATATAATTTATTACCATTAAATGATTTTAAATTTTTGATAGTTTGTAGTAGTTCAATATCTTTATCTCTATCTATCTTAATTAACGGTAATAGTAATGCTTTATCATTCTTTTCATCGGCCATTATTTTTTGAAATAATTCCATTTCATCTGGCTTATAAACCTTCTTAGAATTTAATTCCATTTGTGGAAACCATTGAGCTATTTTATTCCAAACAGCTACATCATATAATGCGATTCCAGAAATTTCATCTTCTTTTTTAGTTGCCATTAATAAGCTCCTTTCCAATCAAAAGCTTTTAATAAAATATTACTTCCAATTAGCATTCCATTTCCATAAGTTATAAATCTAGCAATTTGATCTAATTTCCTATCAGAAATTATTATTGTAAATTCTGTAGGTGTGACTTGCTCTATTTTTATATTATGCACAATTAATAAACACAAATCTTCTAAAGTTAAATCATAAATATTTTTTAGTTCTTTATTTAAACTTCGTTCAGTACTCTTATAAGGATAAGATAATATAGATAAAATAGCTTGATGGCGTATTTTTAATTTTAATCTAGGTACATCCATCGGAGGTTTAAGTAAGCTTATTGAAAAATGCATTTACTTTTTCCTCTAATTCAGCATCATTAGGAGCTTTTTCGTCATGATGAGCTAGATATACGTCATTAGCTAAACCTTTTATCAATTTTTTATCTTTAAATTTAACTTCATTCCAAGCTTTTTTCCAAGCTTTTTTAGCTGTAGGTGATTCGTGAATTGTTGGAATTGTTCCAATAGTATAAGTAAGTAATGCTTCTTCTTCAGCATCAGCATCGACATCTAATCCTAAACGATTTAAAACTAATTGGAATAATAAATCTTTTGATAAATCTTTACTAATATATTTGTCATAAATGTAATCTTTACTAACATTAGATTTTACAACACTATTCTCACCGAATACAGCTTTTTCTTCTCTTCTTATATCTTCTTCTTTTGTTCTAAGTCTTCCACTATCATCGAATAATATACGTCGATAATCTTTTCTTTGGTCTTCAAACTTTCTTTCTTGTCTTTTAAATTTATTTATAATTTCGAGGAATAATCTAAAGATTTTTTCTGGTAATGAATAGGCTTCTCTAATAAAAATTAAATGTTCATTACCAAAATTACCTCCAGATTTTAAATCTTCCTCATTTATATATCCATTAGCTGCAGCATTATGCAAATAAATATAACGAGAATTAGAATCGTTAAACCAATGTAAGCGTTCACAATTATTAGATCTTAAGAATTTAATAAATGGATTTTCTTCTTCTGTATAACCAAAATTTGTTACTTCTTGAGTAAATGCTTGTCCTAATTTTTGTACAATAATAGCTCCATTTTCCTTACCTCAATATTCTTCTAAATATCGATCAAATAATTCATCAAATTTTGATTGGTCTGGATCGACTGCAGCTTGTTTTAGAAGTTCAGTCCAATTTTTAGTTTCGACAGCTTCTTTTAATATATATTTTTTATTAGATTCATTTAAGATATATTTCTTCACTAGTCTTCTCCTTCTAAATCTAATAATAAATTATCATTTGTGGTATCATAATCACTAGTTAAAACTGGCTCATCTGTAGTTTCATATTCTGGAGCAATTTCACAAGCAATACTTGCTGGATAAATCATTTTAGTGTACATTGAAATAACTCTAAATAATCTTGGTTCTCCATCGTCTAAACCAGTAGGAATCCAGAATAATGCTCCAACTTGGATATCATGTAAATCATATGGAACATGAATAATAGATGAATTTTCTTGTAATTCAGCTACCCATCCAGCTTTTTTCATAGTCTTTTGATCTGGATATTGATCAAAGATACACCATACAGGCTCTTTTGGTTGATAATTACTTTTTAATTCAGCATTAAGATTAAATTCTTTATCTGAAAGAGGAGCTTGATACATAGCACGAACTCCACGCATTCTACACATTTCATTAAACCATTTTCTGTGAAATTTAATTTGTGGAGTAATTAATCTACCATAATCATTTCTTTTTTCTTCTTCACTACGTTTTTGATGTAAAAAGTCATCATTTTTTTGTTTAATATCATTCATTTTATTATCGTCCATATTAAACACCTTTCTTAAAAATAATGGATTGGATGACCAAGATTAGCCAGCCAATCCATTACTAATTAGTTATTATTAACTTTACCGTGAACTTTGTCACCTTCAACTGTATAATTATATTCGAAAGATTCAGTTATGAATTTCTTATCTTTAATATTTCCAGTTAATACTAAATTACAATCTTCAGATAAAGTCTTATTATAACCATTTAAGATTAATTTATCATTATCTTTGTAGATATCATTGAAAATATACTTTGTATCTAGAGTATTTCCAGATTTATTAAACTTAATCTTACCTTCAACAATTAATCTATTATTAACTAAATTAATATCACTTATTTTGAAGTTTTCTACGTTTTCATATATATTAACCAATGATTTAGATAAGCATTCCTCTAGACCATCCTCGTCAATTTCATCAAGCATTTCTTGATCAAATTCTTCTTTATTAGAATTATTAGAATTCTCTTGAGGTTGTTCTTCTTGATTTAATACATTATCAATTTCTGTGTCTAATTGATCTAACATATGGTCTAATTCAGAATCTTCAGTAATTTTCTTAGCTTCAGTAGGTTTATCTTCACATTTTTCATTGAAAATATCACTATTAATTAGTTCTTGGAATTCAGCATCAGTTACATCATCAACAATTTTTTTATCGTCTTTAGCTTCATCTAAATTTTCAAAAACTTGATGTATATCAAATAAATCAATAAGAGTTCCAATAACGTCACCGTGATGACCATCATCTAATTCATCTCTAGATCCATTATTTAAGATATCGACAACATTCTTTCTTACTGCATTATATAATTCAGTAACCTTATTATCGTCTTTTAAAATTTCTGGAGCAATAATCCATTCATCATCCATTGGATATCCTAGAGACTCATAAGTAGATTCGAAGATTTCACCACATCTTGCTGATAAATCATAGAAATCACTTAATTTATTACCATAAGTAGTTGAATCAAATAATTTATTATATTCTTCGTCAGACATTACTTCTTTAGTATCAATATCTTCTGTTAATGGTTTATTAATAAATTCATTATATAAAGACTCTTCCATTAATCCAGCATTTCTTAAAATCGTTAGAGTTCTTTTATACTCTTTATCATTTAATGGTCCACCTTTTTTTGTAACTAAAGCTTTTAGCTTAGCTTCAACATCAGCTCTAGATAATTTTTTAGTATTACCTACAACTTCAGGATTTTCATTAGAGCTTCCTCCAGATTCTTCTTCTTGATTCTCTTTAACTTCAGAACTTTCTGGTGCTCCTTCAACAGGTTTTTGTTCTTCTGAGCTAACAACTGGTTTCTTTTCTTCAACTCCACCTTCAGGTTGAGCTTTTTGAACTGGTTTTTCCTCTACTGGTTTTTCTTCAGCTTTAGGTTGTTCAGTTGTAGCTGAAGTATCAGCCCATTCTGAGTTTCCAAATTCATCGCTTCGGAATGTAGGTGCTGTCTTAATAGTTTTATATAATCTATCTAAACAAACTTTTCCTTCTTTTGTTTGTTTACCATTAACATAAGCAGTAATAGTATTTGCTGGAATCATAAACTTATTAAATTCTGCTAAAGCATTTTGAGTTGTTGTACTCTTTGGATCTTTTTGAGCCTCAGCTTGAACTTTTTCAATAGCATTCTTAAACTGTTGGAAATTTACTTTAGGTGATAGAACAACTAAAGTATTTTCTCTATCGGCTTTTGAATATTTTGCTAATTGAGTCAAAACTTGTTTAAAATCTTTTGTAGCGATGAATCTTTGATTTTGACCAGCTGGTATACCACTTAGATTTCTATTTTTACCAAAAACTATATACAAATTTCCAGCTTCTATATCATTTTTATAAAAAGCATTTAATGTATCTGCCCATTTATCATTCTTATTTTCGACTAATTTTACTGATTCAGTTAAAGATTCATCTTTAGCTTTTTTACCTTTATCTTCATCGTCTTTATCATCTTTTTTATCAGAATTATCTTCAGAATCTAATTCTTTTTCTAATTCTTTTTCATCAGATTTATCAAGTTTCTTATCATCAATTTCTTCTGGTTCTACATTTTGAATAGCTGTTTCGTCAGCTTCATTATCAAAATCAAATTCAGTATTAGCAAATGGATTAAAAGCTGGACGATTGAATTCTACTGGTTCAAAGTCTTGATTAAATGGATCTTCACAGTTTACACAATTATCATCTGCATGATATTCTGCAACTCCTGCATCACCATTATCAAAAACCATTGTATTAGCAGATGGAGTAACAGTATCATCTACTTCATCAACACTAATCGTAATTGCAACAGCTTCGTCTAAATTTTTTGACTTAATAACTTTGGCTTCGCAATAGTCATTATCAATTGTATATTCAACATCTAAATTATATTTTTCTTTAGCAGCTTTCTTAACCTCTTCAGCTTTTTCTTTACCTTGACGGCACCAGAATTCTGCATGACCTCTCTTCTTTAATTGAATTAAAGCATCATCGATGTCTCTACCATAATAGTCGTCGTCATCTCTCTTATCTTCAGTTAAAGATTCGTTTGTGATATCTTCATTTTCATTATAACCAGTAATTTTATCTATTGCATTTTCAATTGTTTCATAAGCACGGTCTAAATGATTATCAACACAAATTTGAGATAATTCACATAATCTAGTATATCCAAGGTCGTATTTATCTACATCATTAATTTTTCCATCATTAACCATTTGACAGAAGTCTAAATCCTCTACATCGACTGTAACACTTTCAGTTAAAGATTCTTTAACTTCTTGATTATCTAAAGCCATGGCAAAAGTATTTTCATCAGAATTTTCGTCAGATTCATTATTAGAATTCTCAGTTGAGTCTGCTTCTGCATTTTCTTCTGTAGTTTCTTCGTTATTTAATTCACCATTAAGAACATCATCTGCATCTAAATTATCATCAGCAGTATCTTCAGTATTTTCAGTATTAACATCTACACTTCCATTTTTAACAGCTTCTGGAAGAGCTGCATCTAATGATTGATTTAATTCATCTAAATGAGCTTGCTTTGCAGCTTTAATTTCTTCATTCTTTTCGTTTTTAATAGAATTTTCTAAAGACTCAATTTCTTTTCTTAAATACTCAATGTAAGTATCATGTTCTGCTAATTTCTTATCTAAGTCTTTATCTACTTCTTCTGTTAAACCTTCAACATAAGGATGTTGTTTAGCACAGAAACCAAAAGTTTCAATTTTATTAATAGGCCATTCAACATTTAAAACTCCATCCATAGCTGATTGAACATTTTCAGCTGGAGCTTCTGGATGAGCTTTATATAAATCAGATAAGATAACATCTAAGCTCTTATGAGTACTAGAATCGTCTAATAAGAAATCAGTAATTGCTTTATTTAAACATTCTTCATCTAATTTCTCAACATTTTCTGTTAATACTTGTCCATCTTGATTTGTATTAAATGATTCTTGAGCTGGCTCTTCATCTAGATTTAGATCTAAATCGTCAAGATTTAAATCTTCATCACCAGCATCTTCAGTAGGTTGTTCATCTACATTTTCTTCTGGAGTTTCTTCAGTTGGTTGTTCTTCTGCTGGAGTTTCTTCTGCAGGAATATCAGTGCCTTGATTTAAATCTTCCTCAGTTGCTGCATCAACTTTACCAATTAATGTATAACCTGAAGTGTTTCCACAGTGTTGGCATTCTTCACCAACATTACATAAAGTTGGATCTTCTTCATCTTTTTCAATATCTGCTTCATCTTTATAGAATAAATTCATACATTGAGGGCATTGAACGATAATTTTACCAACATAAGATGGAAGTAATTCATCTGGAGTCTTAGCATCTAAATCAATAATCTTTTCAATTCTTGATAATTTTGCTTGAGCAACTTCAGCTTCTCTAGCATCAGCTGCATCATTTAAATCTTGTGTATCTTCAAGGTCATATAAATCTTCGAATAAAGGTTCGAAACATTTACCGTAACCTTTACGTTCAACTAAATTTTCTTGGAAGCTCTTTACTGTTCCTTCAGGTGCTGCATAATCCATATCACTTAGTGCAGTAAATGCAGATGATAAATCAAATTGAGTAAGTATTTTATTTCTATTCTTTGACATTTATGTTCTCCTATTTTTATCTAATTTAATGGTGGTATAACTGAGTCTTCTTCTTCAAGTTTTTCTCTTAAAGCTTTTAGTTCTTCTTGACCTTCAGTTAACATTTTTTCAGCATCATCACCCCATAG